TACAGCTTCTGATGTGCTTACTAAAATTAAAACAGTTGATGGCGCAGGATCAGGCCTTGACGCAGACTTACTAGATGGTCAGTCTTCCACTTACTACGCTGTTGAAGCAACCCGTGCTTCCAATGCAGCAGCACTTGCCGCTGGTATTCAAAATGCTGGGGTAGCAGATGGTTCAATTACTGCCGCTAAATTGGCGGCGACAATCGATTTAGGAGCACTCTCATAAATAATTTGACCAGAGGTTAAAATTATGTTAGAAAGGTTAATATGTCTGTAAAAGTTTCAAGATTTATGGGTGGCCTCGGCTTAGATGCTACAGGCGTATTCGAAGTAGAAGCCAACTCAACTGTTACAGTAGGTGGAGGTAGCGGTAATGTTGTAGTAGGTACTATTTCGGCATCTGTATTTGAAGGTTTGAGTTCTAACGCTATTACAAGTAGCGACTCGGCTGTATCAATTATAGACCCTACTGTATCAATAATTTCAAACGGTACAGAACGTATTAAAGTTGATAGTGCGCAAGGCACAGAAGTACAAATTACCGGTGATTTATCCGTTTCAGGCACATTTGATTTAGGAAGCTTATAAGGAGTAAAGGATGGCTACACAGCTACAATTTAGACGAGGAACTTCATCTCAGAACGACGGTTATACCGGTCTTGTAGGTGAAATTACTCTTGATACAGATACGAATAATATTCGTATTCATGATGGATCTACAGCAGGAGGAGCTGAGATTATTCCAGCGGGCACTATCGTTGGGTACGGTGCTGCTACTGCCCCGACTGGATGGCTACTTTGTGATAACTCTGCTGTGTCTAGATCAACTTATGCTCGTTTATTTGCTGTAATTGGTACAGGGTATGGTGTAGGTGATGGTTCTACTACTTTCAATGTTCCTGATCTAAGAGATAAAGTTCCGCTAGGTAAAGGCACTAATAACTCAACCCTTGGATATACCGCTGGTTCTGCTGGTGCAAATGGTGTTTTAACATCTGCGTCTAAGACAGGAGTTACAACAGCTTCTTCTAACACAGGTACAGCTAATACAGGTACAAGCACTTCTGGGTCATCTGGTGCGACTACTGTAGCATCAACTACAGGAACTAGCAATACAGGTAACTCTACAGCTACTACAGCAGCTTCTAATACTGGTAATTCTACTTCAACTACTGTAGGGTATAATGCTACTAACGCTCCCACTGTTGTAACAGGTACTGCTAATACAGGTAACTCTCAGTCAACAACAGTTGCTACAAATACTGGTAACTCTCAGTCAACTACTGTAGCGTCTACTTCAGCAAACTCTACAGCTACAACAGCTGCTTCTAATACTGGAGGTTCTGGTGCTACAACTGTAGGTTATAATGCTACTAATGCTCCAACAGTTGTAACTGGTACTGGTAATACAGGTAATTCTACATCTACAACTGCAGCTTCTAATACTGGAGGCTCTGGTTCTACAACTGGATCAGGAACTACTGGTTCTTCTGGAGCCAGTTTTGTAACAGACAGTCAGCTAGTAGCTAGTATTGGCGGAACAAAAGACCAGATTACGCTTAACTTCTTAACAAGCGCCTCATCTGCTGCTCATACACACTTTATTCCATCTTTAACTGTAGCTTCACATACCCACTCAATTCCGTCATTGACTGTCAATAACCACTCGCACTCAGTGCCAGCACTAACTATTCCGTCATTGACTGTTAACAGCCATACTCACTCAATTCCATCATTAACTGTTAATAACCATACACATAGCATACCATCATTGACTGTGAATAACCATAGTCATTCGATACCATCATTAACTGTGAATAACCATAGTCACTCAATACCAGCTTTGACTATTCCTTCATTAACTGTTAATAACCATACACATTCTATTCCTTCATTAACTGTTAACAACCACAGTCATAGTGTTCCAGCACTTACTGTTCCGTCTTTAACCGTTAATGGACATACACACTCTATTCCAGCATTATCAGTTCCTGCGTTGTCTATCCCCGCACTAAGTGTTAATGCTTTCACTGTAGCTACCACTTTACCTTCTGAGGTTGTACAGTATATTATTAAAACATAAGGTGTAACAATGAACGACGTTCGTGAGCTAGATCAAATGCAGATTGAAATTGAACGTCTTCATGAACGTTCGCAGTCTAACAAAGCTGAGATTCAGTCTCATGAGGCTGTCTGCGAAGAACGCTACCAAAATATAGTTACAATGTTCCAGCGCTTAGAAAAGCGTTTAGACAAAATGGACGCAGAAGTTGCTGAAATACGTGATTTAGCTACTACAGGACGAGCTTCTCTTAAAACACTGTTATGGGTAGGTGGTGTAACAGTTGGATTAATTTCCCTTCTCTCAATGATTTTACCTTTATTTCCTAGATGAATGATAAATTTTTCAGAATCAAAATTCAACGTCTTTTAGATCGTCTTCCTAAACCCGTTCAATTTAATGAATCACAATGGGCAATGGTTGAAAATCTAGATTCTCATCGTTTTGTTGTTCATATTGCTGCACGTCGTACAGGTAAGTCTTACGCAGCTGCTATTCTTGCGTTTGCTAAACTTCTTGAGCCTGGTCAACAGGTAATGGTTGTTGCTCCAAACTTTTCTCTCTCTTCAATTATTTGGGACTATGTGACTGATTTAATAAGACAGCTAGATATTGAGGTTGAACGATTCAATCAAAAAGACAAAGTGGTAAAACTAATCAATGGCTCAGTTTTTAGATTGCTTTCAGCTAATAATAGAGACTCACTTGTGGGTCGTGCAGCAAACCTTTTAATTGTAGACGAAGCAGCAATTATTCCTAATGACGAGTACTATACTCGTGATTTGCGACCAGCACTTTCAACTTTTACTGACTCTCGATGTTTATGGATTTCTACTCCTCGTGGTAAAGGTAACTACTTGTATGAGTATTTTCTACGAGGTGAGAATACCGAGTATGAGGACTGGGCTTCATCAATCCATACTTGGAGATCTAACCCACTCCTTTCTGAGAAAGACGTAGAAGAAGCTCGTCGTTCTATTACTAAGGCATTGTACTTACAAGAGTATGAATGTGAATGGACTACCACAGAAGCTCAAATTTATTTAGATTTAGATGAAGAAAAACATATTGGTGACTTTATAGGCGAACGCTTTTCTGAAGTTATAGCAGGACTTGATGTAGGTTACCGTGATGAAAACGTTTTTGTAGTTGTTGGTACTGATGGTTCAAATTATTTTGTGATAGACGAGTTTGTATCTAAAGAATCTACTACATCTGAACTAGCATCAGCTATCCAAGAAAAGATTGATGAGTGGAATATAGATCAGATTTATATCGATTCAGCAGCTCAACAGGTTAAAGCTGATTTTGCTTACGATTATGATATTTATTGTGAAAATGCTATTAAATCTGTTAATGATGGTATCAATTCATTACAAGTATTAATTGAACAAGATCGACTTTATTTTGATACTGAAGGTGGCAGGCATACTTTCTCTGCTATGAGCTCCTATAAATGGAATCCGAATACAGAAACACCTAAACCTATTCATGATTGGGCTTCTCACCCTTGTGATGCTATTAGGTATGCGATTTATACACATCAAAAAATGAGTAATATTTCTATTTATGCTTGATCAAATTAGAGTTATAGTTCTAAACTATAAAAGACCCGAAAATGTAAATAAAATTATTAAAGCTTATCATGGGATTTTTCCTATTACAGTTATTAATAACAATCCTGACACATCCTTTGAAACAAATTTACCTATTGATATCATAAATAATAAAGAAAATAGAATGTGTATGGAGCGGTGGAAAAGATGTTATGAATTTCCTGAACCATTTAAGTTTGTATTAGATGATGATCTAATTGTAAGTCCTAAAAGCATAGCTCGCATGAGAAGAGCAAGACAGCATATAGTAGGGATTTATGGTAAAAGCGGAGTTAAAACAGCTTCTTCTTACTTAGGTTTAAAAGATCACTGGTGCGAAAATTATGAATGTGATTTTTTAGTTGGTTCTGGTATTCTTGTTAGACAAGAGTCTTTGGATGTGATTAAAGATGAGTTAGACGTTTGGGGATATCCAGAACGTGGCGACGACATTATACTAAGTTACTTAATGAAAAAACATTTAGGTGCTTGGAGACGAACTATTAAAGCTGATGTGATTTCTCTCCCAGAAGGAGACGTAGGATTAAATAAAGACCCCTCTCACTTTACTAAGCGTTGGGAGGTACTTCAAGAATGTCTGAATTAAAAAGATTTCCAATTAAATATAT